GTAACACTAGAAGAATATGCTGAATTGATCAGTAATAAAAAGAATAATATAGATATCATGACAGAATCATATCAGGATCAAAAACATCAAACTATTAAATTAGAATCACATCAAGATCCAAAACACGCACATATTCAATTAGAATCACACCAAGACCCAAAACACACACCCATTCAATTAGAATCATATCAGGACCAAAAACATTCAAAAATTCAATTAGAGTCATATCAAGATAATAAATTCAACAATATCAAGGTTGAATCAGCACAGACACAAGAATTTTCAATTCACCCCAAGACAGTTTATACCCAAACCCAAGGAACAACAGACCCAAACACTCAACAAGTAGTAGAGAAATTATTCAAAGGAAATGTCGTAAGAGTACTTTGTACTTACACAGACACGTACGGAGATATTGCAACAAGGAGTGCTAATGGTGTTTTCTTGAAAGGGAGAACATTGTTGGTAAACAGACACATTTATGAAAACAGTGACAAAATAGGAATTATTGAAATAGCTCAACTAGGAAATGTAATAATACCAGTAGTAGTTAAATCAGCTAAACCTGTTTTTAGAAACGGACAACCAACTGATTTTATGCAGATTGAATGCGGAAATTCAATTAATTCTAGATCGAATATTACCACTTTTTTTCCATCTAGAGCTGAATTGACTAACACACACGGATTTGTAGCAAATGGTTATATTCAATTGTTATCAACACTTTATACTGATAAGTTTAGATGTCATGTACCTTATGTATATGGAGCAACATTTAATCGTATTGCGAAAGCAGTTGATGCATCCAATAGTGATGGTAGAATATTTACTACACTAATGGCAATTGAATATAATGCTCAGACGAAGAACGGAGATTGTGGAGCACCTTTAGTACTCTACAATCCTAAATCTAGACCCAAGATTGTAGGATTGCATGTAGGAGGAGGATTAGGAACAGGATATTCTCAAGTATTTTGTAAAGAAGATTTTGACATCGTTGATCAGGTAACAGTAAAACCACCCACTGTGAATTGTCAAAGTATGTCGGCATCTGCCGTACCAAATACTCAGTACTTAGGTGATGTTGCTCCAGTTAGTGGAGCAACAACAACTAAGATCGTAGGAAGTCCACTTTATGGACTTTTTGAAGTTAAGAAGGCACCAGCAGTGCTTAAGAGGAGAGACGTAGATATTCTTGGAAAGAATATTCAGAAGATTGGAAAATCTACTATGGCTCTGAGAGAGGACTTGTTAGACATGTGCCAATTTCAGATTAGTAATGTTTTATCAGTTAAGACGAAAGACCAACACAAGAGAATATTGACCCACGAGGAATCGATTACTGGAATAGAAGGAGTAGATTATATTTCAGGAATCAACAGGACAACATCTCCAGGCTATCCTTATGTTTTAAGGAATCCTGGTAAAGGAAAGGAGCATTGGCTTGGATCAGGTGATTATATCACAGACAATCCAGAGCTTTTGGAACACATTGAACGAATTATTTTAGATGGCAAGCAGAATATTGTAAACCAGAATGATGGAATATTTGTTGCCAGTTTAAAAGACGAACGACGTACGCTTGATAAGGTAGAAAATCTCAAAACCCGAGTATTTGCAGCTGCAAATATGGGTTTAAGTTTAGCTACCAGACGATACTTTTTAGG